TTCCTTTGTGGCCCTACGCCTGGCCTGCCATCCATCAGATCCAGACGTAGGGCCATCCAGGGATGGGCTCTGCGCTCCCAGCTCCACAGTGAGACCAGGGCCTGTCACCCATCCATGCTCAGCTGAGCACTGCCTGTTAGACCTGGAACGTGGGCTCTCGCTGTACTGAGGCAGGATCCTCAGCACTGGGATCAGGTTCAGGCTGAGGAGTAGGCACAGGCTGAGGCTCAGGCGTGGGATCAGGAGTCTCAGGCTCCCCGTTGTACCGCCCATACAGTGACCAGCCATGATCAGTCTGGCGAACACTGAAGCTGTAGCCCTTCACCCCAATGTAATTGGAACGCTTACGCGCTTCATCCTTAGTCTCGAAATCCCAGAGCCTGGCCCATTGTCCCTCATTGGAACGCAGTGCCTCGAGCATCTCATCAGCCTCTTTGCGAATAGGTGAGGGCTGTCGACCAAAGCGGGCAGTGGGATCAGAACGCGGAGGAGGATCCTCCCAGATCACAGACATTGTTACTCCTTACCAGTCATGAGTAGTGACAGGTGTGTCATTCCACCTGTCATGTTTCCTGTTATTGCATGGCCCACAGATAGCAGCCAGATTGCTGGGATGGTTTGTCCCTCCAGCGCAGTGTGGTTTCAAGTGATCAACCTGTGTGGCCTGGCCCTTACAGATCCAGCACACATAGCTGTCACGAATCAGAATTTCCATTCTGAGTCTCCTCCAGGCTGTCCCTACCAGATCTGGCCTGAGGCTCCCTGTCTTCTTCTTCATTGCGCTGTTCCTGTTTCAAGAGCGAACGAACGTAACGGATATTGTCCAGGTTTCTCTGGATCTGTCTCTTGCTGAGGCCAGGCATCAGCTGTGCCACTCTGTGTTCTCCGGCTGATCCATCAGCGATTGCTGAACAAACGCGATGTAAGCGAACCGCCCTTCTTTGGTCTTTCCCACAGAGTCCACTGCCAACTGAAGCGCGCGCGCGGTAAGAGGTATGGGTCCGTCACTGGGCTCAGACTTGACGTGTGTGGTAATCACGCGCGAGAAGCCTCCAAGGGGTGCATGGCCACGCGTGTGCCACTCAAACTTGGGCTCGAGCCGGCGGTACGCCTGGGAGTCCTGAGGTAGATGGAGCAGACACAGGTCTGTGTCAGGCAGCTCTGACAGGTACTGATCCTCATGGAATTGGTAGAACCAGTCAGAGCATGTGCTCATGCTGACGTTGAACAGATCAGCCATCAGTCGCCTGTCAGGCATTACCACAGACCAATGATCAGCCATAGCTGTCAGCACCATCAGGAGTCTGCGCTGATGTTTGTCGGCAGGCCCTCCCAGTGCCAGGGCTGTCACAAAGTCATACCGGTACAGGTGAGGGTAAACAGTGGTCACGACTCCAGCCTCCTTAGCCTCACCAAACGGAGGGCTGAGTCTTTGATCAGCAGGCCCAGCTCCAGGTCTGTGAAACAGTCCAGGACAGCATCAGTGACGACAGGCTCAGAGCCCTGCTTAACCAGCTGAACCATAAGCCTGTCGTACTCCCTGATCAGATCCTCCCTGGTAGCTCTGTGATGAGCTGTCACCGTTCAGCCCTCCAGGGCCTCATAGACCACCAGAGCCTGCCAGTGTCATGACACTGGCAGGGACACTCCCCTACGGCAGGAGGCAGACCATAACCTGACTCGCACCCACAGGGTTCACAGATGATATGGGAAATGCTGGTACGTCTGGCTGGCAGTTTACGCTGCTGCTCTGCCACTACCAACGCCTGACTACCAGCACCAGGAGAATGGCAATGAGCAGGATCACAGTCACCCACTGGTAAACCTCAACAGTCATAGCTGAGCCTCCTTAGGCCAAAGCGGTACCTGATGCCTGACGTAGTTCAGAGCGAACCAGTCCCCTACAGAGTCCAGGCCCACTCCATAAGGTTTGATGATCACCACAGGCAGCTTGTCTGGCCCAGCCTGTAGCACTGCCTGACGTAGGGAGCCAGACAGGTCTACGTCACGCCTGTTCTTCACCTCCAGGGACACTCCAGGGATTCCCACAATGTCCTCACCCTTCCTGAGACCAGCCATGGCAGCTCTGGCAGTACCAGCCAGGGGATAGCCCTGGTCTCTGAGGTATCTGGCCACAGCCCTCTCAGCAGCGTCACCTCGAGCCCGATTGGATGCTCCCTGGGTCCTAGGAGGCATCAGGAGCCTCTCTGCAAATCTCCAGCCAGGCATTGGCTACGTCTGGGCCAAACTTTCCGTCCCCTGCTTCGTCTGGGAGTGCCAATTTCCTGCTATCAGCCTGCTCCAGAGCCCAGCTCCTCTGCGTGGGACTGAGCTTGCCCAGGGCCTGGCTAACCCGACTGCGCATAGCTGCCTGAGGCTCCCTAGAGGCCTCTCCTGGGCTCTCTGAGGGCCTGGGCGGCTCCAGGATGGGCGATGCATCAGCCTGGCTATTGGAAGATGTCCGGCCGATTTCTGGGACGGTACTGTGAGAAATGGGGGTTTCAGAACGTTCCTGGGAGCGAGCAACAGTGTTACTCGCCTGTCCCATCTCATCTGATGTGTATAGGCCAGACAGTCTCTGAGGGAACGCTTTACGCAGAGCCAGAGCCTCAGCACATTTGGCCAACATTTCAGGCCCCATCTGATCCCACATTCTGGTAGGCCTGCCCTGTTTCGTCGTCTGGCAGTAGGAGTCATACAGAGCTACGCCTGTGAAATGGGCAGCAGAGGAATTGTTCTGATCCATCCAGGTGATACGCCTGACTGTCACTTTGGCAGCCCTGGGAGGATCCTGGCCCAGCCAGACATCCAGCCATTTCCCATCAGGCCCACACCAGTAGGGACCCTCCTGGCCTCCCATTTCATGGGTCTCAGCAGCCAGAGTCCTGAGACCATCAATTGAGACCTGAGTCTGCATAACCTCAGTGCCTGACTGGGAGTCCCATCGTTTGATTGCGTAGATCTGTCTGGCAAATGGATCCAGGCCAGTACGTTCACACTGCCTGATGAATAGCTCCAGCTCCTGATCAGAGGCACCCTTAGCAACGGTACGTTTGATCAGGTCCAGGCTGGAGCGTAGGGCTGTCTCCTGGTGTGCCAGGCTCATTTCTCAGTCTCCTCATCAGTGATACGCAGCAGCTCTGTCACTGGGATCAGATATCTGGTCCCTCCAAAGCGCACAGCTTTCAGGGTTCCATCAGTGATACGTCTGTACACAGTGCTCCTGGACAGGCCAGTGGCAGCCATGAATTGGCTCACTGTGAGGGCTCTGGGCTCAGCCATCAGGCTTACCCTCCGTTCCCCAATTCAGAGCGAACGCAGCAGCGTGGACAGAGTGGACAATCCCAGCGATGGCCCTCAGGTTGTCATCGAAAGCTGGGATGGTGATCCGTACTGCGTACTCTGTGATGTCTCCCAGGCCCTCCACAGACAGAGACAGGACCACAGACTCACGTACTAGCTGTTTATCGAAATCCTCAGCCTGGACAGACGAGATAGGGCTCACTCAGGGCCTCCAATAATCAGGGGAGCGTTAGTGCCAGGAGACTTCTCAGCCTGCTTTCTCCAGGCGTAGGCCTGACGTAGGGCCAGGAATACCTGATGCTCCTGAGGCCCAGCCTGGATCCCATCTACCTGGAATTGCCCATCCCCGTACAGATGGACGACAGCAGCTCCAGCTACCTCAGGCAGAGCCACAGCACCCAGCTCCTGGCCCTCATCTGAGTACGTCACAGCCTCTGTTGCGTACCGGTAGGCAGCTAGCTGGAGCCTCCACTGATCCCAGTATTTGGCAGTGCCCGGGACAGTCTTGCCTGTGGTCTTCAGATCCAGCAGGAATGGGAGGCCATCTATGACAGCCCTCCAGTCTGTGGTGCCGACGTACTCCAGGCCAGGCTGATCTGCGTAGCGCACACACTGTTCCCAGGAGAGAGTCTCTGGCTTCAGGCGTTCCCAGACTCTGGCCAGGCCATCAGCCATAGGCAGCAGATCCCTGTAGATGTCAGTCTCTGGCTTGTCACGCCAGAGCCTCGAGCCCTCCCGTAGCTCCTGGATCACATCTATTACGCGCACTGTGTGTCCTTGACACCACTCTGCGTTTATCTGATGCAGAGCTGTACCCAGGAGGGCTCTGTGATCCCACACTCCTCTGTGATGTTTGTATAGGCTGTCGACAGCATCAGCAGTACGCAGAGCAGACCACTGATCCTGATGGTGTACGGCGAACAGAGCTGTCTCCCTGGCAGCTCCCCAGGACAGACCAGGAGCACTGAGAATCCCCAGAACCTGAGTCACAGATGGAGGAGCACCAGGAGCCTTCGCATATGGCCGATGTTGGGCCATACCACTCCCTTAGGGATAAGGGTGACCAGCACACAGCCAGGAAAGGGTCACAGTTGGCGCTGTGGCACTCCCTGTAGAGGAGCCTCTAGGAGGCCTGGCTGTGTGCGGTTGCACCCAGGCCCTGTGGCTGGTCACCAGATGGATTTGCTTTGCTGGAACCCATCTGTACTCCAGGTGAAATCCCAGGTCAACCACAGTGCCTGGACAGGCACGTCGCTCAGAGTGTCCGCTGGTCGCTCAGGATTCGCCGTAAGGCCCTGACAGTAGGCAGGATCACCACATTCTGTGGTCAAATACAGGCAAATGTGGTCACCTGAGAACTTGTGACAGATGTCTGGTACGGTTGATGGACACGCACCCGACTCAAGGAATCTTCAGGAGAGGAGAGGGCTCTGAGCAGACGATCAGCAGCAGAGCAGGCAGGGCTGAATGTAGATCTGACCCAAATGAGTGATGGCCAGTGGAGGGCCAGGCTGACAGACGATCAGGGGACACTGGTATTCAATTCCAATTACGGAACGGAGTGGACAGCTAAGAACAAGATTCGTGAGTGGGTGAGGGACAACTACCAGGAGGAGACACAGGAGGTTCCAGCCAGACCACCAGTGAAGCCAGACAGCCTCCGCAAACGGAGGGCCAGGAACCTAGGCCCACAGCCCACACACCTAGTCCAGATGATGAGGGACAGAGCTGATGACAATGAGGATAAGGCGGTGGAAATGAGGCTCCAGGCTGATGGCCTGGAGGCTGAGGCAAAGCGACTCAGGGAGGCAGCAGACAGCCTGGAGGGACCTGATGGCCAGAGCCAAAGTACCCAGTGAGTACCAGGACCCATTCCTACACTGCCGAACATTTGGCCACACCTGGAGGCTGGGCCCTGGTGATGATCAGGGACATTTCTACCAATTCATTCTGGTCTGTGAGGAGTGCCATACCAGACGAATAGATGTGATCAACAGGCGTACTGGAGCCCTGGGAGGTTACAGACGGTACGAATACCCGGAGGGCTACCAGTCCAGCAGAGGAGAGGGCCTGGCCAGGACTACGTACCGGATTGAATTCATCAGGAGGTTTGCTAAGTGATTCTCAGGGAGCTAGTGGACCAGCTAGCAGCCATTCTGCTGACCCAGGGAGATTTGCCAGTGCTAGCTGAGGAGGGCCAGGAGCTGGTCTCTGTGGAGTACAACGATGATGAGGAGCCCTGTGTCCTCCTGGTATTTGAGGAGGATTTCCCAGAAATAATCACACTGGCAGACATCACAAAGAGGGAGCCCTGATGGGATCGATCAGAGAGGCAATCCATGCCTACCTGTCAGAGGAGGCCCACAGCGCATTCATGGCATTTGCTGAGGAGAATGGAGTCTCAGTGACAGGGCTGCTGGAGGCTCTGGGCCTCGAGCTGAGTGTAGAGCTGGGTATGTCGTCTGATGCCACAGACATACGTCAGGACTGGGTGAAGCGTGGACGGAAGATTGACGCTGCCAGGAGGAGGAGAGGAGGCAAATGATGATGGAGGATTACGCAGAGGTAGTGGCAGAACGAGATTGTTTGCGGGCAGTGGTGGATGCACTGTTCCTATTCCTACTCGCCTGTGCCAGGGCTGACGACAGGGGAAAGGATCCCAGAACAGATCCTGATGCTAAGGCTGCCCATGCTGCCCTGACACCCCTCCTGGCGAACCTCTACGGACCCATAGAGGGAGGCTGACAGGTGATCATCCTGGCCTATTACAGGGACTCCACAGAGCCTGTAGCCCATCAGGTCCACAGCTGGTCTCAGGGCCTGTTCCTGGCCCTCAGGGATCCCAGGGAGCTGATGGTTCTCCAGTGGCAGCCAGATCCTGAGAATGGCCAGAGAGACCAGATCCTGAGGCCCTAGGGCCACTCTCAGAGCAGATTTGAGGCCCTGCTGACTCTGCTGGTCAGGAGCCTGAAATGTACTCTGACCTGGGATTTCTGCCTGTATCTGCCTGTATCTGAATATGGGCCAGATAAATGATGGACGACACTAGGGAACCGCTTAATCTGGCCACTCTGGTAGAATTGAGGCCCTAACCTGAATCCCTAGGCAGGGACTCACCTGACACCAGGAGTCACACCAGATGGCAGCCAGACAGAGAGCACCCAGGGGAGCACCAGAGCCCAGCTGGAACGCAGTACGGCAGGACTGGGAGGTACGGATCGAACTACCAGCCACTCCAGGCCAGAGCAGGCAGCGGAAATGGATCCGTGGGAAGACTAAGGAAGACTGCCAGGACCGTATGCGCAGGGCTCAGGTGGGCCTGACTGATTTCCAGGTGGTTCCTAACGGTGCAATCACTGTGGGTGCTGTCTCTGCTCTGTGGCTGGAGGCCATCAGGCGTCAGGTGTCGGCAGGCTCCCTGGCTGCCTATGAGAGCAGAGTCAAGTTGCACATCCTGCCCACGCTAGGGAGCAAGAGGCTCAACAGCCTGACTGTCACAGACGTAGATCACTGGCAGGAGGGACTGGCTGCTAAGGGCCTGGCTGTCAGCACCAGGAAAGAGATCCGTTCCTGTCTGGTCACAATGATCACCTGGGCCAGGAAGCGGGACTACGTGATGCGCAACGTAGCTGAGCTGTCGCCAGGGCCTAAGGGGGGCACTAGGCCTGTCAGCTCTCTCACCCAGGAGCAGGCTAAAGCTGTGCTGTCGGCAGTGGAGGGCTGGAGGCTGGAGGCAGCTGTGGTCCTGATGATGACAGCAGGCCTCCGTATCGGTGAGGCTCTGGGTCTGCGCTGGATCGACATCCAGGACAACAGGCTGACAGTCTCAGGGACTCTGGTCACGAAACCCAGGCTCAGCTACCAGCCCACTCCTAAGACAGCTGAGAGCCTGAGAACCGTGGCCCTCTCCAGGATGGCTCTCCAGTCGCTGGAGGCACACAGGGAGCGACAGAACCTGGAGCGACTGGCCCTAGGCCTCGAGCCTGCTCAGTATGTGTTCCTGACTCCCAGCCAGACCCTCCTGGATCCCAGCACTCTGGCCAGGGACCTGAAGGAGCGCACAGCCCATCTGGGGATCAACGTTCACCCGCACAAGCTGAGGCACACAGCAGTGAGTCTGATGCTGGATAAGGGAGTGCCACTGGATGTGGTCTCTAAGGTGGTCGGCCACAGCAGCATCAGGACGACAGCTGATCTGTACCAGTCGCTCCTGGATGGAGGCAGGGAGGCTGCTGCCGATGCCATGGACTCTGCCCTGGGCTAGATCCCCAGGGCAGGCGTAATCTGTTCGTTTCGTTTCTGTGAGGGCTCTGTTTCGGCAGAGCCCTCTTTGGGTCCTGCCCATCATCGGCATGGGCTCCAGGCCCTCCTGAGGCAGCTCAGCTGGAGCTATGGACCGTTCTGGAGCACATCCACCAGATGGAGGCAGGCGTAGTGGCTGCCCTCCTGGCCACAGACCATGGGTCTGTCGCACAGCTCACACCTGGGCCTCCTGCTGAACCGCTGGGTCACTCTGCGTTCCAGGCTGATGATGGCCCTCCAGGGCCAGTCCTCCAGCGGTAGCTCAGAGCCTGGTACGTGTCTCTTACCGCAATATCTACAGGGAGGCAGATCAGGCGACTGGGTACCCATACAGAATGTCCCTCTCCTGTTGACTGAGAGTGCTGACATCCACAGAGGTAGGGCAGGGCTCTGGTGGATTCATTGGTTTCTGTGTAGCAATCAGGCCTGCTACGTGTCCCAGGGTTACCTCTGCTGGTGATCCAAAGTTGTACCGGTGAGGCCTGCCGTTCTTCAGGACCACAGTGAATTGGCCTCCCTGGTCAGAGAACAGGATTCCCTGAGTGTTATGGGTCGCCAACTTTCCGACGATAAAATTATTGAGCATGGAACGCATCTGGTTCCAATCTTCGTCTGTCATTTCGTCCTCATTTGTCTGTGATCCTCCTCCGTACAGAGGAGCCCTATCCAGGTAGCCAGTGGGATCAATATTCATTCCGTATTCCCACAGCTCCAGATGAGCGTGGGAGCCTGTGCTGGAGCCTGTGCTGTCGATCCAGGCAATAACTGTGCCTGCCTCAACCCATCCACCAGAGACAGCAAATCCTGAGTGATGGAACGATTTGAACATATCGCCCCCGTTAACAACCCAGCACCACAGGCCTGCTCCTCCTGGCTCATTGCCAGTCGTAACCTGTCCATCAAAGGGAGCGATCAGCTCTGCCCCATCAGGAGCACCGTAATCTACTCCTCTGTGGAATGAGCCCTGGGCTCCTGTGATGGGATCAATCCTGTACCCATAATTGGATGTCTTAGGGAAGGATTCCAGCAGTGGGAAATACGTCAGCTCTCTCATCAGGCACACCTACTCACTCTGAATAGCCCTGGAGCTAGCTGCCCTGCTCCGCCCAGGCCCATGCCAATATTGCCAGGGCCTCCTGTAGGAACCCAGGCACCCACCTTATAAGAATGGACTCCTACTGTAGGAACCAGCCTTCTACGCAGATTTATGGGGGTACAGAGCACTCCAGCAGCAGGGCTGATGAACTGACCCCAGAAACCCAGGTCAGTTGTCCCATCATAAAGCTGAATCATAAGGCTGGCTCCAGCCCCAGCATTCCCAGTCTGTGCCTGGGGAGCGTAGAATTCCACCAGGATAGGGCTGCCATCAAAGGTCCAGGCTCCTCCTCCTGCTACCAAATGAGAGGTAGCGGCAGTGGTATTGCTAATCGCAACAGAGGCTGTCACCTCATTGTAGAATAGCTCTGCTGCTCCCTGGTCAACCCAGGCACTGCCGTTCCAATACTGAACAATCCCAGGCCTGCTGTCTAGGACACTGAGCTGGTTCAGCACTGGTGCTGTAATACCGGTACCGGCTGCTGTCCTGGCTCCAGCGTTAGCGAATCTGGCTACCGTCTGAGACATCAGGAGGGTATTGACGTCTGAAGCCAGGGCCTCCTCTCCTGCTGTGAACACTTTATAACCCATAAACGTTACCTCTTGTCAGCTGATCGTATGGATGAGTTCCCCAGTGGAGAACCCTGCCGTAGACATCAGCCAGAGCCAGGCTGAACTTTGTCTCCCAGCCATGCCTCTGGATTGTGTGGTCTATGCCTACAGCTCTGCCTGTGGCCTCCACTGCCTCTGTTGCATCGGCAGGCTGCCAGTGGACAGCAATCCTGTCTGTCACCAGATCCACTCCCAGCACATCAGACCAGGAGCCAGGGACTAGTCCTGGAGCCAGAGTGATGTCCTCAATCCTGGCTCTGGGCCAACCAATAAGGGAGACAATGAAAGAGGCCCAGGTGGCAGTGACAGGATCAGCACTGTGGCCTAGGTCTGTACGCTTCAGGTCCCTCTCTCCGTACAGCTGGATGGAGGTATCAGACTTAGAAATCTGCTGGGTTCCACCAGTCCTGGCTACGTAGGCAGCGTTCTTAAAGAGCCTGCCTGCTGCTGACACCTGAGCGTCAACAGCGATATCCCAGGGAGCTGGAGAGGGAGCACAGCCCACTGAGAGAACAGGGCTCGAGCCCTGAACCCAGGTTGCTCTGCTCCTCATCTGGAGCACACCTGTAGGGCTAATCCAGACCATTCCAATCTCATCATCAGCTGTTCTACTGATCAGCTCCCAGGCACTCTGAGCCAGTGTGGTTGCCTGCTCAGTGACACTGGATGTGTCCAGGTTCCTGGTTCCAGCCCAGCCATAATAGGTAAGGATCCTCTCCACCCTCTGGGCTGTTGTGTCTCCTGTCCCTACTGGTGGTTGCTCTCCTCTGTCCAGGTTCACCAGATCCTTAACAGCATCAGAGCTGACGACAATGGCTCTGCGCTTTGTGGGAGAGGGCTCCCACTGCTCCGTCCAGGAGTCAACTGTGCCTGTGTGTAGCCAGTAGGTAGTGATGGTGGAGGAGCCTGTCAGAACCTCAGCCCATACTTTGATCTGTATCCCTGGGCCTAGTCTGGTGATCCCTCCGTACTGGTATGGACCTGAGGGATTGAGTGGATCATAGATCCTGCCTGGATCAAAGAGTGTGAGAGTGGCAGTGCCAGCATCGACTCTGACCATAGGACCCTCTGCGCTGGATCCTCCCAGGTGTGTCTCTACCTCGAGCGTGTCACAGGTCAGATCTATCCACAGCCTCGAGCCTGAGGCTGGCACGCCTGGAGGAGTGGGATTGCCTCCGGCCGACCAGACGTTTCCTGAGTCCAGTCTGCTAGTGGCATGGGATCCCCAGTGCATAGTGGTTCCAGCCCTGATGGAGGCCCACACATACAGCCTGATATTGGGTCCCCAGGCTGGGCTCTCTGCTCCTCCAGCTGTGCCAGGCCAGGCTCTGGGAGCTACCTCAGGAGGAGACAGGGACACGTAGTGCTCCCTCTCTCTGAGTCCATCTGGTGAGGGCTCCCACTAGATCCCTCTGGAGTCTGGGACTGTCGACACCTAGGCCTGTGTGGTTAATGCTGATATTGAATGTGGGAGCTGCCGTAGTGGCAGCCCTGCCGACTGGCATAGGCATGGGCACAACAGCTCCAGGGCTGCTGGGAACGATGGCTCTGGTGCCTGCCAGGGCTCTGTCCCTGGCCTCATTCACAGCACCCTTATAGAGGTTCAACAGCTTACTGATGGCCTGCTCCGCTGGTGTGGTATCAGCGTCCAGAGTGGCCACATACTTGCCTGAGGCCTTATCCAGCTTGTACTGGGTATCAGTGAGAGCTGTGTTCGCCTGATGATTGTCCAGATTCATCTGGGTATTGATGTTGGCAGGAGTCAGGCCCAGCCTGTCAATATACGCTTTGGCCTGCTCCTCTGTGTAGCCCATCTGAACCATCACGCCGATCAGCTGGTCTCTGTGTTGACTGAGACCATCAGTGGCATTCTTCAGGGCCTGTGTCTGCCCTACCGTTCCCTGCTGTTCCTGGTACGTAGCGTTAGCCAGATCCAGAGCTGATTTCACATTGTCCTGGATGGCCTTATTGTTCGTATTGATGATCCCTGCCTGAGCCAGGGAGGAGGCAGCACTGGCATCAGTCTGGTTTGCCATGCCTCTGATAGCTTCACTGTTCTTATTCAGTGTGCCCAGGAGTGTCAGACTGTTCTGGCTGTAGTTGGTCTCTGCTGCTGCTGCTGAGATATGGGCACCAGTCAGAGCATCCAGCGACGCCTTATAGGCGTCCACTTTGTCTTTGGCATCAGAGGCAGCATCATTAAACTTCTCCTGGGAATCTGACATTTCCAGGGTGCTGGCAGAGGCCACCTTAGTTCGCTCGTACAGCGCAGTGATCCTGTCAACAGCTCCAGGCTGAACAGGATCAATCCCCTTAGAATCAGCAATCCGCTTCAGGGCTGCTGTAGTGTTGTCTACCTCTGCATTCAGGGCAGCATTAGCACCAGTGGCAGCAATATCAGCGTTACCCATTCCCTCAATATGATGGGCTGCCAAGACTGATGTCTCTGCATACGTCAGGAGGGAGCCCTTTGCTTTGTCCAGGGCTGCCTTATATTCGTCTGTGCCCTGGGTCAGAGTCTTTGATTCCTGGGTTTGGTCAGCTAGAGAATTCTCCACATCATGGAACGGAATCAGTACATCCAGAACAGCAACGCCGACGTTCCCCAGGCTCTTGGCCTGTTCGTCATGAGCCTTAGCTGTCTCATGGGTCTTAGCCTGGAGACTGGCCAGGGCCTGCTCCATTTGGCCAAAGTTGCCAGGCTTCACATTCTCAGTCACTGACTTGATGAACTTCTGCCCAGCCTCAGAGGTAGCTGTCAGAGCATTGAACACTCCATAGATGGCAGCACCCAGGGCCACTACAGCGATCACAGGAGCTGCTGATGTGAGAGCAAAGTTCAGGGCCTGAGTGGACGCAGCTAGCACTCCCTGCTGTCCTGCCACAGTCAGGAATGCCTCTCCCATGTAGATGACATCCTGAGCGATCTTTGTGAAGAACCCTCCGACAGCCTGGGCTTGCATCACCACAAATCCGGCGATCACAGGAACCTGGGCAGCAGCCAGTCCAGTGAGTGCCACTGTGGCCAGGAACTTAACTGCCTCTCCATGATCCGCAAAGAATTGGGTCACTTTCTCCACAGCCGGACCCAGCGCATTCAGCATAATGTCTGCGGCTGCCTGGGCTGGAGGGATCAGCTTTGCTCCGATGTCCTCCTGGAGATTGCCCAGGGCCACTTTGAGCTTGTCAAAAGGTCCGGCTGCTGCCTCTGCTGCTCCCTTAAATTCTCTCTCCACCTCACCTAGGATTACCTTCTGGGCTCCCAGCAGATCCCCAGATTCCTGGAGAACTTTGATCTGGTCCTTCTGATCCTGAGTGAAAGAGACTCCAGCCTTGCCCAGGGCAGTCATACCCTTAATGGGATCATTCAGAGCTTTACCCAGCTGGATGGAGGCACCAGACATATCGGTACCTAGGGCAGTGGACATATCCAGGGCTGCTGCTGTGGCCCTGTCGAATATGTCGTTTCCCTCACCTACTACGTTCTGAACCCTGGTGAATGTCAGGATCAGATTCGCACCAGACTGGATGGCTTCATCATCAGCACCAGTCTTATCTGAGATTGCTCCTGCTAGTTCTGAGACCTGTCCAGCACTGATCCAGGCAGCAGCTCCTGTTGTCTTCAGGACACGCTCGGTCTCCCTGGCAATTCGGGCAGACTCCTCAGCAGCATTAAATGCATCAATCCCCAGGGCCACTAGACCAGCAGCGCCGGCAGCAGCGCCAGCAGCGATGATCTTCCCCATGTTCCTGGTGGATTCGCCCAGCCCACCGACAGCACCCTCTGTCTGCTTCAGAGCCTTCTGAGCATCAGCAGCATCAGCCAGAATGTTGATAACAAGAGTGGTCGCACCAGCCATCAGAGAGCCCTCTTTGCTCTACCAGAATCTATGAGAAACTGCTCTGCTGTAAGGAGGGCTCTGTCATCATCACAGTCTGCCCAGGCTCTCCAGTCGGTACCTGTGAGGCAGGCAACGGCGATGGCTCTGCCAATGATGCTGCCTCCTGTGTAGGGCCTTCTATCACCACTGCTGTGGGGAGTCTCTCGTAGGAGTCCAGGACCAGCAGCCAGTCGTCATAGCCTGGGATGTCGTGACCCTCTCTGCGTAGTGCGCAGTAGATGAGGGCTGTCTGGACTGAGATTTGGTTCTGGTTCTGACCCTTAGGCAGCATGTCCAGGGCTGTGACCATATCTTTCACTGTGGTCACAATCTCTACTGGTTCTCCCTCATCCCAGGAGACAGTGAATCTCTCTCTGAGACTAGGCATCCAGCTCCTCCCTACGGAGTATCAGTCTGATGTTCTGTTCGTACTCCCTGAACCACTCAGGCCTAGTGGCCTCGAGCGCATCAGCAGCGAAGGGCTGAGGCCTGATGTTCCTGGCAGGCCACCCCCAGTGGATGGGCCTGGCATAGGGAACCCTGGCACTGCCAAATGTGATGGTTGCTCTCTTAGCTCCTCCGGTAGGCCTGCCTGAGGCAGCCAGTGTTCCAGTACGCCTGGGAGCCCTACCTGTGGCCTCTGTGGTCACAATCCTGGCTGCCTCCCTGTTGGCCTCTTTCAGCTCCTCCAGGTTTGCTGAGGCCTGCCTCAGGGCCCTACGCAGCTGGTCCACATTCTCTATCTCAAACCTGAGCGTAGGCATTCTCAGGCTCAGGCTCTGGCTCATCTTCAGGCTGTGGCTCATCATCACCAGCCTGGTCATCAGCAGCCACAGTCGGCCAGGTAGCAGTGGGCTGCCCCTTAATGGGCCACTCGAAATCAGAGGTGATCCTGGTATTGACGTCACCGCCGACTACCAGAGCCCTGATCTGGACAATGCCATAGAATTCCATAGTGCCCTCATTGGGCTGCCACAGGAACGGAACCTCCACCAGATTGTTATCCCAGGTGTATTTCTGGAATGAGGCAGGATCGTCGAAATCCTGAATAGAGGTACCAGTCAGGGACCAATCGGTCTTAGTGGTCGGTAGCACTGTGTCTCCACACAGCGTCTCCACCAGATCACCATCATCTGAGAATGCTGGAGTAATGGTGACGTTCGTAGCCTGGCAGGCGAATTCCGTTCCACCAGTGGGAGGCCCAGTCAGGGGATCCACTGGCATAGTCCCTCCCAGGCTGAGGCTGCCCTTCTTAAGTCTGCTCTCATTAACTGCCATTAGATACTCTCCTGGAATGTGATCAGGTAGGAGGGGAACTGCTTACCGTTCAGTGTGTATGCGATTAGCTGTGCATCCCTGGAATCCACAGCTTTGGCCACAGCATCCACCAGGGAATCCAGGATCTGCCAGGAGTCCCTGTCTGCTGTGTTTGCTGCTGGAGCCAGGGCCACTAGCTGCCAGGAGGCAGTGAGGGAACACATCTGGTCCCAGCTCAGATTGGGCGGAATGATCAGCACACAGGGAGGAGAGGCCAGGGCTGGATCCAGCACGGCCCTGACTCCCAGCAGCTCCAGCTCTGCTGCTATCTCTGTACCTCTGGCCAGGGTTCCCATCAGAGCTGGTCCTGTCGACAGAATACATAGTCGCCAATAGTGGGCCTCTCGTTATAGAGGCCCAGGTTAGTTTGCCTATTCGGAGCGAGAACCCGTATCCAGTGTGATGGAGCCCGTTCTTCACTTACAAAGACCAGCGCACCATTATCTACCCAGGCATCCATAGCCTGCCAGAACCTGGAGTGGTCAAATGGAGGCAGCTGTGTTAAGGGAGTCCTGCCAATGTACGGAGGGTCGCAGTAGACAACTGTGGAGCTGGAAGGAGAATGTGCTGCGTAGTCACAGCACTCCACCAGAACATTGTCCAGCATCACACTCAGATTTGTCAGGGATGTGGCAGCGTTCCCAGCAAAGTTCCTCCCCTGCTCTCTGGCATATCCACCGAACCAGCGTCCGCCGAAAGAGCAGCCATAGCCAGCGAAAGCTCTGAGGGCTGAGGGCTCTGCTCTGCGCTGATCCTGGTACTCCTGTTCTGACAAATCCTGAGGAGGCTCCCAGCCAGTCTGGAGGGCCTGATAGAGGAGGATCAGATCCAAGTGCAAATCAGTGGCTATCACCTTAGGGAAATGGGTTGCCACCTCTTTCAGGATCCAGGCTCCTCCCACAAAGGGCTCCAGGTAGTTGGGCCTGTCTACTGTCTTCAGTAGCTCCCCTATGGCTTTCGCCTGTCTGGCTTTACCTCCCTGGAATCGCATTACGCAATCACAGGTTCTAGCCAGGGAGACAGGAGCTGGAACACATCTCCGTCTCTCTTTGAGATTGTGGCCACTCCCAGATCTGCCACTCCTACAATTCCGTCTGGGCTGTTACGCCTGGACAGGAGTCTGTTCGTCCACAGCATCACTGCGTACTGGACATCTGTGGGACAGGCCACTGAGAGGAGGCTGGGAGCCCTGGCCACAATGGCCTCTTGCACTGCCGACAGGGCTCCATCAATAGCCTCATCATCCCTGGTGTCAGAGATTCTGGCCCAGTCTTTGTACTGATCCAGGTCTGGCCAATTAGGCCCTGTCGGCAGTGGCATTACTGGTTCCCAGCCTTCTTAGCAGCAGGCGTTCCTGACTGGCCCTTATAGGTGTCAGTAGTGCCTCCACCATTGCTGGCAGCCAGGGCCACAGGCAGGCCAGTCAGCTTAACGAAAGCATCAGTCTCAAGAACCAGCCAGGCAATGTACCCATAGAATGCCATTTGGGTACCCAGCACTGAGGGTTCAATCACAGAGACCTGTCCACCAATGGTCTCATAAACCTCAACAAACGTGCTGTCTCCCAGAATGGCTGTACCTGCTGGGAAATTCTTATCGACCACCATTCCGATACCAGCCACAGAGCCTGTGAGGGATGTGGGCTGGATGGAACCCATAGCGTTCTGTGGTCCCACAGTGGGGAACATCTGGCGACCACTGCCGTCCACCAGAGAGCCCAGGGCTCCCCATACGTCTGGGCTCACCCAGAGCGTATTAGGCATGGCATTGGTACCAGAGTAGATGGTGCCAGTGGCAGCGTAGATAGCCTCCAGCACACCCTTCCCATCAGCGGTAGCCACAGGCTGAGTCTGCGTAATCTGGGTATTGAAATAGGAACAGAACGCAGAGTCAGTGACCTGGAAATATGAGGCAGCCAGATCCTGAACCAGCAGATCCATGATGGCTGGGTCAGTCCAGTCACGATCTTGCCAGGAAAGATTGATCACTCCACCATACGTACTCTTAGTAACGGTGATGGGATCCACCAGCAGAGCCCTACTGGGCAGCTCTGATTTCTCAGGGTTCTGTGGGCCTGCCGTTGTGTACTGAGAAATCTTTGGACGCTGGAATGTCTTGCCAGAGCCAGGCAGTGGACGCTGGGTAGTGGCCTCAATAGCAGGCCTACGCTGGGACTGTGTAGTGAACACAGGCTCCAGAATGGGCACAGGCAACAGGCCTGGATTGCTAGCTGTCGTCTGGTGTGCAACAGCCCTCTGGAGGTACCGGTCAAATCGGTTCTTGGCCTCAGGATCCTCAGAGCGACACAGGAAATCAGAGAGGTACTGGCCTGGGCTGGTGTAGATGGTCTCTGGCTGCTGGGAGCGTTCCACCAGCTGGACACGCTCAGCAGGAGGAGCAGTGCCGATATGGGAGACCAGTCCCTGGTACGTAGCAGAACGTTCAGCCAGATCTGCCTCTACCTGGATCTGAGGATCCAGCTCAGCAATCCGACTACGCCTGGCTTCACAGGTGGTCTGTTCGGAATCAGTAAGGTCCCTGTCCTCATCAGCAGCTCTGGCAGTGATGGTCTCAACATCACTGGCTGCTGAGTCTCGCTGGCGAATAAGCCAGTCAAGTCGCTTGGAACCAGGAAGGGTGTCAGGCATGACTACTCCAGTCAGAACGTATGAAATGTTCTGGCTGGGAGGGACACCATTTCAGTGTCTGTGTCAGCCTCAGTGCGAGAGCCCTGCCCTAGGGAAAGGGTCCCAGCATGGGAGTGCTAGGGCAGGGCTACAGCGCCGTACACCAGGGCTAGTGGTGAGAGCTAGCCCAGGGCCAACTAAACCACCTCGAGCCCAGCGTGTCCACACATTCAGTCCCGCTTCACCCTCTCCGTCCATTCCTGCCAGTAGGCCAGTCTGGGAGGAGGGCCAGGAGGAGCTACCAGCTGGGATCTGACTACCTCAATTTGGGCTCCCTGGTAGCAGGGCTCCTGGCAGATTGCTACGTGTCTCAGAGCCTTAACCCTGGATCTGACTAGGACACTCCTGCCCTGGACCCTCTGCTCTTTGCTGTGGGTATGGCTGGGCTGAAACATTAGGGACAGGCCAGGAGTCTGCTTATCCCTAATCTTGAATGCTGCCTCTCTGCCTGCCTCTGTATCGTCCAGTCTCAGATCAGCCCTGAGCCCATCAGGTCCATCCCTCCAGATGTCTCCTCTGCCTACCCAGTGTCCATCATGCTCCAGCTGGACTCTGAGATAGGAGGCTGTCCCTCTGATACAGCGTTCAAAGCAGCCAGGGCTGAACATTTCCAAATAGTCCCCAAATCCATCATTCACTCTGGCTACCTCATTGTATGGAGCCAGCATTCCCCTGACTGTTCTTCCGTCCCCTGTCAGCTCCAGGTCCTGATCTACAGATCGGATCAGCATTCCGTCCATCACAGGATCCCTCCTGGGCTCACGTCAGCAATGAAATTGGCAGGGCCTAGATTGAAGAATGCCAGGGCCTCCTCTGTGGAGTAGAGGCCTCCCTTAACACTGGCAATGGCTAGTTCCACTCTTGCTGTTAGGTCGGGCCTGAGCACAGCTCCAGGGAAGAATCTCGCATACGTACCTCTGGGCAGACACTGGAGTGTCATTTGCTGTTCCAGTGGGACCAGATAGGACATCACTGTGGTTGTGATGAATTGTTGAAAGACATCAGTGATGTTGCGATAGGTGAGGCTGGGAGAGTCCAGTCCCAGCAGTGCCCCTGGGATTCCAATAGCCATGGCTAGCTGTTGGCTGTTCAGCTTTCTGGTTTCGTTCAGCTGGGCTGATTCAGCATCAGCACTCAGAACCTCCAGCTCTGTCCCTCCTGGGAGCACAGCCCACTCCCTGAGCATGGCTACTGATTTCATCTTTGCTTTGAGCGCATCAGCCTGGGCCTGTGTTAGCTCAGGGTTAGGATGTTTCACAGCTCCTGGTGGTACAGCTCCTCCCTCGAAATAGGAGGCAGCCCAGGCCTCTGCTGCCACATTGGAGGCAATCAGCTCTGGGTACAGAGACAGGATTCCCCTGCCTACCAGTGACCCATTAAGCGCATTCATAGAAACATGGAATACCTCATCAGGCTGGTACTGCGTGCCACTCACTAGGTAGCTGTACTCAGAGCCCACTACCTGGATCTGCCATTGGCCTGCTGGAATGGGGACGAATAGGTCAGGCCATCCAGCAGCGTTCTTTGGTCCCAGCACTGCTACGTAGTTGCCGAACAGGAACATATCCCTGAGGTATTCACTGATGAAATCAGCGAACGTTCTGGCTGGGCCTGGAGTGGGATTCGCCAGGATCAGGGGATCTACTGTCAGCAGCTGTCCCTGTCTGTAGCCATGCAATGGCATTTGGAGCATCAGGGATGTGGTGATGTTCAGGAATCCGCCGACGACTGGTAGGCCCAGGGCCTGATCCTCTGTGGCATACGGCAGTGATGTGGGATAGCCAGGCCATCCCTGCCAGACAGCCAGTGGAGTCAGAGAGGGTTCTGCCAGAGCTGTCTTACGTACCACTGGTGTCCTGGCCCTCTGAAGCAGCTCCAGGAGAGCCATCAGACTGTCCTGCTCATAGTGCTGTGTTCTACGTACAGACAGCTGAACAGCACCAGCACAGCGCAGATCAGAGCGAACACTGGTCTCTCCACTAGCAGCCAGGATGTGTAGAGGATCACGATCAGGCTCAGCAGCTCCAGCACCCAGAGCACATACTGAGGTATTGCATTCTTCATCAGAATACCGTCCAGTCTGGATACCTAGTGGCCTGTACCTGAGTGGGAGCCCAGAGGGCCAGCACTGCTGCTATGGCAGCATCATTGTCGGAATCCTCATTAATCCTGTGGACCTGTGTCACCAGTCCATCAGGGCCTCTCTTTGTGACAGCCAGGGCAGCTGTTATGGAGTCTCCTCCTGGGTGCCTGATCTGTCTTTGCCGTACTGCTGCGTAGAACAGTCGGCAGGCTTTCGCCCAGTCGGCCGGTCGCACCACCAGATGGTCAATCTTGTGAGCAGCCGCTATACGGGCCGTAGAGGGCTCCATAGGGCTCTTGGCCAGGACCACCACAGCGGTAGGGCTCCAGCGGCTCAGGAGGGCCTCCAGGCGGGTTTCAGCGTAAGCCAGTGCCCGAGGTCCTGTAAACGTTTCGACCAGCTCCAGGTGATGAAACCCGTCCTGTAGGGCGCCGGCGACGATGGAGACATGCCTCAGCTCAGGGCCAGCATCCAGAGCGAGAACAAATGGCCCATCTATTGGAAATCTCTCTGGGCTCTTACAGGCATCGTATTCCCCAGGATCAACCCAGCCTGCTATCTGAGCGACCTTACGGCAGAGCACTTCTACCTCAAACACTCCTGGTGGATCTGTCTGGAATTCAGCTCTGACAGTGTCCTCCGAGAGTGTGTATCCCAGGGCTGGATTCGCCTGATACCACCCTCTGACATCTGAGGCAGCTAGGCCTGGTTCAG